GACACTAACGGCAATACGCTTGAATACCTAGAACCAGCGATGATTACTCGCCTACGTCCTGGCGAGTCAATCGAATCAATCAATCCTGGTCGACCCAACTCAGCTAGCGAGCCTTGGATTAACTTGATGCTGCGTGGCATCTGTGCCGGAACAGGCACAAACTACGAAGCCATTGCCAAGGACTTTTCTAAGACCAGCTACAGCAGTTCCCGTTCTAGCAAGCTGGAAGACCGCCCACGATACGGCAGATATCAGAACTATTCGGTTTGGCATTTGTGTCAGCCGGTCTGGGACGAGTTCTTTAATGCGGCTGCTCGTGTTGGGAAAGATGGTTTCCCAACATCAACAGAGCTACTTGATGACCGACGCAATGTTTCTTCCGTTGAGTGGCAGTTGCCAGAGCAACCATGGGTAGACCCGCAGTCAGAGCAGGCATCGGCGGAATCTTCACTCAATTCATTCACTGACACATTCCAGTCCGTTGTTGGGTCACGTGGTAAGAGCTACCGAAGCGTGTTCTATCAGCGGGCTAAGGAAGAGCGTTTGCGACTCAAGCTAGGGCTACTAACCAGCGAAGAAAAAACCGCCCACATGATGGCTCAGCAAACTGGAGCCACAACGCCAGCGGACGACATTGCACTAGAAGAGCAGGCGGGAACTGGCGAATGGATGGGTTTAAGTCGCTTGCAATGGTCGCGTAATCGGAAAGCTCTGACTGACGTTTTAAACGGTCTGTCAGACGGTTCAATGTCCACCGCTCTAGCTGAAGCACAGCTAGCCATGATTGGGCTAAGTCAAAAGAACATTGACGCAATTGTTGCTGACGCTTCGGACGGACAGGTAGAAAACCCACTTCCATCCGAGGAGGTGCTAGGTGGCTAATCGCAAAGGCAAACTACCTCCACTCAAAACCGATTCTCTAGTACTGCGTGCTATCGATACGACGGTGCCGACTCGTGTTGTCATTGCTACTGAAAACCCTGTTGACCGCTGGGACGAAGCGACGCAGCAGGTTGTTAGAGAAGTGCTGTTGATGGACGGCATTGAACTGCGTGGCGGACGGGATCAAGTGCCAATCGTAGATAGCCACGACGATACAACCGTTCGCAATATCTTGGGGTCGATTCAGCGGCTGCGAGTCGATTCAAGCAATGGCGAGCTATACGGCGTCCCAATGTTCGCTAGCGACCCAGACGCACAAACAATTCAACAGCGAATGAACGAAGGTCATATCACCGACTTCTCTATCACCGCTCAGCCACTTGAATCGATGTTCGTTCCGCGTGGCCATTCGTTCACAACGAATCGCGGCGACGTAATCGATGGACCTGCCATCATCCACAAGCGATGGCAGCCACACAACGCGTCTATCTGTGCAACGGGTGCAGATGAGTATTCCACAGTTCGACGGTCTTACACAGACCTAAATAGAAAGGTCAAAAGAATGGACGAAGCACTGCTAAGCCAGTTGTCCGCAATGGGTCTGCCTGACGGTATGACCGACCCGAATCAAGTTCTTGCATGGGTAGTTGGCAAGTTATCTCCAGGCGAAGAAGCGGCTGCTGAACCAGTCGAATCCATGGCAGAAGAAGTGCCACCAGTTGCCGCTGAAGAAAAACCAGCGGAACCCGTCGAGAACATGGACGCGACCGAGGAAGAGAAGAAGCCAGTAGTTGAAAACTCTGTTGCTCGTTCCGTCGCGCAAATCAATCAAACAATCAAACGAGCGTTGGAATCTGACCAAAAGCGTCGTAATGAAATTCAAGCAGCCGTAAAAATTGCAAAGCTGGACCGTGCGTTCGCTGACGAGCTTTGCAACTCAGGTGTATCAGTCGCGGACGCTAATGCAAGGATTATTGAACGCATGGCTACTCAACCATTAGGATCGTCGGTTGGTGCCGACGTTCGTGTTACCGCTAGCGGTGACGACAAGTTCTACGATGCCGTTTCGTCCGGTTTGGTGCATCGTGCATTTAAGTACGGTGGATTCAAAAAGCAGCAACCGGCTCCCGAGTCAACGGACTTCGTGAACACAAGCCTGAAAACGATTGCTTCCATGTTCGTTGAGCGAATGGGCGTGCGAAACGTCCACAACATTCCGGCACCAGATGTAGCACGTATTGCGATGGGTCACCGCCCAACCCTGCAACGCTACAAGGTTGAACGGTCTGACGGAGTGTTTCATTCAACAGGTTCGTTTGCCAATCTCATGCTCGACGCAGCCAACAAGACGCTGCAAGCTGGTTACGAGGAAGCACCGTATACGTGGAGCCGTTGGGCTAGGCAGGCACAATCGGTTGACGATTTCAAGCCGATCAATCGTATCCGCTTGTCGGAAATGGCAAATCCTGAAGAGGTTCCAGAGGGTAACGATTATGCGGAAACACGTATGAGCGACTCGAAGGAGAGCTACAAGGTAGCCAAGCACGGCAGCATCTTCTCAGTAACTTGGGAAACTGTCGTCAATGATGACCTTGACGCACTCAGCCGCATTCCAGCAGCTCAGGGTGCAGCCTGCCGACGCAAGCAGAACGCAGCGGTGTACGGCGTACTGACTGCAAATGCAGCCATGGCAGACACTGGGTTGTTGTTTAATTCAACAGCTCAGACTACCGCTGGTGGTCACGCTAACTTGTCTGGTGCTGACACCGCAGTGAACGTAACGACGCTCAACGCTGCCTATCTGTCGATGATGACCAAGAAGGGGCTTAATGCCAGCGTCATTCTTTCCATCATGCCTGAGTTCTTGATTGTCCCCGCTGCCTTGGCTGCTACGGCAATGGAAGTACTCGGTTCGATAGCTCGCCCAGAAGTTGGTGGTAGTGCGGCTGGTAACAGCAACACCCACAACATATACGGTCCTACTGGTGACCGCCGCTTGCAGTTGGTCGTTGAGCCTGTGCTTGATGCCAACAGTACCACTGCTTGGTACTTGGCGGCATCGAACACCCAAGTGGATACCGTTGAGCTTGCCTTCCTGTCTGGTGAAGAATCGCCAGTTCTGGAAAGCGAATGGGGCTTTGACAATGACGTTTACAAGTACAAGGTTCGCCAAACTTTTGGCGTTGCCGCAATCGACTTCCGAGGCTTGTACAAGTACGCAGCCTCATAACAACGATTCACGGATGTGAGACTAAGCCAGCTACCGCTGTGGTAGCTGGCAACCCTTTCGGAACCAATCAAAAAATAGGGAAACAACTATGGCTGGCGTGCAAGATTACTGGGAATTTTTTGACGATTTTCTTGGTGGCGGGACGTTCTCTGCGTCAGCTACTACAGACCCATGGGTTATCACTGACACTTCGTCTGCTGGCACCCCAACCTATACTCGGCTTGACCACGGCGAGACATCTGGTGCATTCCGTCCAGGTGTGGCTCAACTTGCGTTTGACTCGCAGGCAGAAGCTCAAAACGTCTGCCTTTCATTCGGCAACAAGCTGGCGTTTGACATCAACAGCTTGCGAGGATTTGAGTGCAGCTTGCGTCTAGTTGGTGCGGCTGGTTCGGCCAAAGACTCGGCTACAACCGTGGCTTGGGGCGTTACTGGCGACCGTGACGATGCAATCGATTCGATTGCTGTCGCATCAATCTTCCGTCTGGCTAGTGGTTCGGCTGTTAACACAGTCGTTATTGAAAACGACGACACCGTCAACACCAATGATGACGTTGCAACCGGATTCACGCTGACTGATTCAGTGTGGGCCAAGTTCAAGATTGACTTCAGCGATTTGAACGACGTCAAGTACTACGCAGGACTAGCAACTGGTCAGCTTGCACGTGTTGGCAATTCCACAGCGATGAAGATGAGCAGTTACGCTGCGGGTCTTCAGCCATTTTTTCAATTGCAGAAAACGTCAGACGCAAACACCGACGCACTGCAAATTGACTATGTGCGAGTATGGGGCGTCCGCCTGTAAATGTCACTTCACGACATGATCGAGACTGACGCAATAACGGTGTTTACAAGCACCGATGATTTTGCGGAAGTCGTCACATATCACCCACGCCAGCGGTTTGGAGAGTCGACGCCGATACCACGCAGTATCAACGCTGTAGTGATCCGGCAGCAAATCCAAACACTGGCTGAGGATGGTGACACAGTTTCACCTATGTGGGAAGTTCATGTCGCAAATAGTTCGACTTACGGGATTAGCTCAACTGAGCTTGATTTAGGTGGTGACCAAATAGCACTTCCTCCGCGAGATGGCAAGGAAGCCGCTCGGAAGACGATTACGCAGCTTACTGTCCAAGACCATGGGATGTTAGTGCTCGAATGCCGGTAACAGAAACTAGACCAGTAAACGAAAGAATCATCCAAGAGGTGGTTGAGCGTTTGCAGTTATTGACGGCTGGGTACTCGGATTACTTCGTTGCACCGTACGTTAAAAGGGAGATATTCCACTCCACGGAGACACCAAAACCATACGGGATCATTGTCACGCAGGGTAATGCTGAGCGTTTGCCAGAGTCAGATTGTCCAGGCAATCCGCCTGCGTTGGCGTACATGCTTCCGATTAACATTCGCTGCAGGATTATGCCGAGCGAGACTGATACAACGCCGGTTGGTGAATACATCAATGTTATCGCTGCGGAAGTTCAGCGGGTAGTCTGCGATGAGTCAGACCTGACTTATAGCTGGCATACGTTTGAAGACTTATCGTTTAATGCGATGTGGGGTTCGCACGAGATAGTTAACGGCGAAGGCGGATTTGAAGGAATCAATGTACCTCTGCAAGTAATGTACCGCGTGACTGAAGGCAATCCGTTTGAGGTGCGAGCATGATTGTCACAATTGACAACGCTCAGATTGCTCGGATGAAAGCGGCAATTGAGAATACTGGAAAGCAGTTGCGAAAGGAACTGGCGGTAGCAGTCAATGCAACCGCCGCAAAGTCTAAGTCGATTATTGCCAAACAGATTGGAAAAGAGCTAGCAGTTGCTCAAAAAGACATCAAGACGACCATCAGCCAATCGCGGCGAGCTGGCGAACTCGACATATCGGCGACTGTTGAAGTCAAGAAAGAAAAAAGACTTGGGCTAAATAAGTTTGGAGCACGCCAAACCAAAACAGGCGTTAGTGCAAGGATCAGCAAGTCAAAAGGTCGGTCGGTTATACCTGGTGGTTTTATGGGACCGAAGCCTGGAGTCACCGCAGTCAAACTACGTGGTAACGCATTCAAGCGAGTTGGAAAAGCAAGAAAGCCAATCGTCAAACTAAAGGGTCCATCAACCTGGGGCGTGTTTGTTGTCGGTCAGAAAATCACACCATCCACCGCAGAGACTGAGCAAGAGCTAAAAAAACAAGTCGACAGACGCATTCGATTCTTACTACTAAAGCAAGCTGGGACAATCTAATATGCCACTACTACGACGCAAACGAGTGCTTGCTGCGGCCATCGAAGGCACTGTCGGCACCGCTGAATCACTAGACGCTGGTGACGGTGCAATGAACGTCTACAACGCGGTGATACAGCCAGGCATCACCGCTATCCAGCGAGAAGGGCAAGGAGGCTTTGGCTACCTTCCACCGATACCATCTGGATACTCAGGCACAGCGTCATTCCGCACTTACCTGGAGTGGGACGGAACAGCAACAGAACCAGTTTGGGCTGAGACGTTTTTCCCTGCCTGCGGTTGGGTTAAGTCTGGTCAGGTATACACTCCCCGCAGCGAAGCTCCAGGCAGCAACGTCAAGACAATCACTATCGGACTTTGGACCGATGGCAAGGTGCAAAAGCTGGCTGGTTGCTCTGGTAGTTTCGTGGTGGCCTTACCAACCGGAAACCCTGGTTATATCGATTGGACTTTCTTGGGTGTCATCCAAGACGAAGCTGACGAAGCCATTATTGCACCGACCTATCCGACCGATAAGCCAATGAGATTTGCTGGCGGTCTAGCTGAATGGAATGACGTCAATCTGTGTGTTAGCCAAGCAACCATCAACTCTGGCAATAACGTCATCTTGCGGGAATGTCCAACCACGGAAGCGGGTTTCATCTCAGCGATTATTACCGACCGTAGGCCGACAATCAGCGTAGACCCAGAAGCTGTCACCGTAGCAGCTCAAGCTCGCTGGGCTGCGTGGCTCGCCATGACAGAGTATCTACTCGAACTAGATATCGGCGGACCTGGGAACAGCGTTCTCAGCTTCGATGCACCCAAGGCGACGATAATCAATAAGCAAGATGCCGACCGAAACGGGATGGTGACCGACCAGATTGAGTTCCAAGCGAACAAAAACGGTGCCACCCATGATCAAGAATTGTCCATCACCTTTACAGCAGCGACCTAATGCCAGCGTTCCTAGAGCCAGATCAGAAGTTTGCAGTAGTTCTCGATATCGACAAAGCCAAGCCCAAAGAAACGCGACCTACGTTTTTTGTTAAGTCGCTTTCGATGCGAGAGCAAAAGCGATTGTCAGACGACATGGACACTGCGTTGGATTGTGAGACAACGCAGCAAATTTGCGATGCTACTTGCGAGCTAGTG